CACAGTGGTCAACAGGTGAGACATATTTGATGGGTAGTTCTTCTGATGCCCACCACTCTACCTGGGGATGCAGATCCAGTTGACGCATGACTTGCTGTTCCCAAGATGATCGATAGATGATCTGATGGGGGTTTCCTCGATACTTTTGAGGGTGCTTGGGGACGAATTTACCACGATAGGTCATATAAATAATCTCAGTTGTATTTATTACAAGGACTCTACAATGGCTGAACCCAATCCAATTAATCCGCTGTTTGCTCAAAAGGGAACAGGGGCACTGAGTGCTTTAGAAGAAAGTAAGTTTAAGTATAGCCAACTCAGATATCCACTTGATGTTGATAGTAATAAACGTTTTTCGTACTGGATGAAGTTTAATGTTTTAATGAGTATGCGCAGTAAGTATGCTGAAAAATTAAGTTTTGGAGATTCAGACCAATTTAGGACAATGAAAGATCAACAGGATGCCATATGGAAAACACGCGAAGCTGGGAATGTCAACCGTGAGGGTGCGGGATGGCAGGTCTCGCAATTCTTTAGACCTCAAGTTGTTGGAACGAAGCAAAGTATACTTTTATATATGCCAGATACGTTGAATTGGAATTTTAAAAATAGTTGGGACGAGGCTAATGTTCAGGAAATCATGGGAAAGTCGGGTCTGGCTTTGGAAGCTCTCAATACGGGAAGGTCATGGATATCTGGAATAATGAAGGCAGTGACCGGCAATGCTGGGAATCTGTTTGCTGGTAAGGCAAATACTACGTTGGCAGCCGGAGCAGAAGCTGCTGCTACGTATGCTGGACTTGGGGATGCAGGAACAAATTTAGCAGTTCAAGCAACAGGATATGCATTTAATCCTGGAGTTGAAGTTTTATACAAATCACCTACGTTACGCGAATTTCAATTTGAATTTATTTTTGCTCCTCGCAACAAAAAAGAAGCGGAGTCTGTTATTGAGATTATTCAAATGTTTAAGTTTCATTCAGCTCCTGAATTTATATCTAATGATGCAGGAAGATATTATATTCCTCCGTCTCAATTTGATATTGGATTTTATGGGCGTATGGGTGATGGTAGCACGGGGGAGATTTGGCAATTAGGAAAAATTAAGTCTCAATGCGTCCTCGATAACGTGACTGTGAATTATGGACAAAGTGGAAAATTTGCAGTTTTTGAAGATGGCACTCCTACAAATATTCAATTACAATTGAATTTTAAAGAGACATCCTATATCACTAAAGAAGATGTGGAGCAAGGCTTCTAATGTCTATTCGATATTTCAGTAATTTTCCCATCATGACATATTCATTGGATCCGTCAGCTACGGAAGTTCCTGATTTGCGCACGAATATTTTTCGCCGAGTTAGTTTTCGTGAAACTATTAGTGAAAACGCTAGATTGTTTTATCCATATAGTGTTAAAGAGAGTGATTTGCCAGAAATTATTGCAGATAAATTGTATGGAAGTGTGGACTATTATTGGGTGGTGACTCTCTTCAACAATATTATAGACCCCATTATTGACTGGCCAAAAACTTATCAAAATTTTCAATCATATATTATCAATCAATATGGATCGATAGCAGCAGCCAAAAATCAAATTCATCATTACACAAAAACGATATCAAAGGTGAACAGTGTGGGTAATTCAACATCAGCGACTTATATTATTGATCTGACTACCTATAATTCGTTGTCCTCAGTTGTGCCCCAATCTTTTGCATTCTCTAATGGATCTACTGTTACTGTTACAACCACTCGCGCAAGCGTATCGAGTTATGCTTACGAAGAAACACTGAATGAGAGCAAACGCAACATTCGACTTTTAAAACCTGACTATCTTTCATTAGCTAAGACAGAACTTGCAAACCTTTCCATATAGTATATTATGGCGCAACCTCCAGAAGAAGGCGTTCAATTAGCGACTGATTATCGTCTCGTTGCGGCAAGTATTATTAGTAGTACTGGCGCTGTGATAGATGTTCGATTGATTTTGGATGAAATTAATATTTATGAAGACATATTGAGCCCGGTAATTACTGGCAATATTATTTTACATGATTCGAATGATTTAATTAATAAATCGCCTATCACAGGATTTGAATATTTCAGTGTGGAATTTGAAAAACCATCAAGTTCTCAAAAATATTCAAAAATCTTTCGCATTTATAAATTAACAGATAGAAAGCGTATCAACGCACAGAATGAAATGTTTGTTCTTCATTTTTGCTCTGAAGAATTACTTATTAATGAATTGAGTCGCGTATCAAAAACGTATCAGAGTAAAACCATTGATAGTATTGTTCGTGATATTGCTCGTAATTATTTAAAAATTGATTCAAAAAAAATTCCAACATCTCAAATACATCCAACAGTAGGCACTCATTCTATTGTTATTCCAAATTGGAATCCATTTTTTGCGATTAATTGGTTGAGCCGAATGGCAATACATTCTATCTATTCGAGTCCATCTTATGTTTTTTTTGAAGATCGTGATGGATTTCATTTTACGCCACTGGAACTCTTGAGCCAGGGAACACCTATTAGAGATGTATTAGTATCACCGAGAAATTTAGGATTTGAAACAGATAAATCAGAACCTGATCTAGAGACTTCTGGAAAAACGTTGTATGAATGGGAAATGCCATGCGGATTTGACATTATTCAAAATATTTCTTCTGGAATGTATTCCGGATCTGTGATTACAATTGATCCTGTTCGTCAGCGAATAGGATCCATGAATCTCAGTTCGTCGGAAATGTTCAAGAAAACCAAACATCTAAATGATAAAAATATGACTAGTAATCTTATGACGAGACGTGGCACAACTCTTGAAGGTGAATTTAATTCTCTTTTGAGAATGTATCCAACGACCTTGGGACATGATAACTTGAAATATGGAGGTCTCAGTGGAGTGGCACTTCCAAATAAAGTTGAACAGTGGCTTATTCAACGTAATATGTATTTGTCGTTGCTTCATTCTTCTCGCGTTAATATTTCTATGCCTGGCGATACAGAGTTTCGTGTAGGACAAGTTTTAAACGCAAAATTTCCATCGTTTATCATGCCTGATATAACAGAAAAGCAACTTGATAAATTGTATAGTGGTAAATACTTTATTGCCGCTCTTCGTCATTCACTCAATCGTCAGACCCATATGTGTTATTTGGAATTGGCAAAGGAATCAACTGCAGTTTCTTATCCACAGGCACTTAATACTTCTGAATTAATTAAATCTGCAATAAGTATCTAATGTTACAAGAATCAAATTACATGGGTTATGATGGGTTTGTATGGTGGGTTGGAGTGATAGAGGATCGTCTTGATCCACTCAAACTGGGTCGGTGTCGTGTTCGCATTGCTGGCGCACATACTGAAGACAAGACTTTGATTCCTACTTCTGAATTGCCTTGGGCGCATCCATTGATGCCACTCACTAATTCATCTATGTTAATGTTTAAAGAGGGTGACTATGTGATGGGCTTTTATTTAGATGGACCTAATGCTCAACATCCCGTGATGATGGGAATTTTGCCAGGCATTCCTGATCGATTATTAGATAAGACTGTGGGGTTTTCAGATCCACGAACTGATGATCAATTAAAAAAATCTCCGAGACCACCTCAAAAATTAGAATCTACTCCGATGTCGGGAGTTAGAATTCGCGAATTTCCCAGCGCTCAACGATATCCAAATGTGATCAATGAACCGACAATCAGTCGTTTGGCAAGACGTGAGCAGATTAAAGAGACTATCGTTCAAGCTAAAAAAGACTCTAGAGTCAAAAATGCACCAACAACTTATGCGCGAACATTCAATGAACCTCTAAATCCTTATTTTGCCAAATATCCTTATAATAAGGTAATTGAAACAGAATCAGGGCATTTATTTGAATATGATGATACTCCAGGAGAAGAGCGGATTCATCTTTATCATCGATCTGGAAGTTTTATCGAAATGCACAACGATGGCACAGTGGTGGTGAAAACAAGCGGAGCTGGTTATGAGTTCGTATTAGCCGATAAGCAAATTTACGTGGCAGGTGATTGCAATATTACATCATCTCAAAACATCAATATTAAAGCTGCCAAAGATATTGTGATGGAAGCTGATAATATTATCATGACCGTCAACGGTATTGTGGAAACTCATGCGGGAAATGATATAGTTGGAGTAGCAGGAAGGCATATTGATTTTGGTGCTCTCTCTACCTTTACCGCCACAGGAACACAAGAAGCTACATTGTATAGCGGTGGGACTGTCTTTGTACAGGGCTCTACTGCACAAATTAATCAGGGCATATTCGTGTTTGATCCAATTTTGAAGAGTATTGAGAAACCATCTCAAGATGTAATTGATGTATTGAGAGACGAATCAGAGCAAAAATTAATTGAAATAGAAGGACCAGAAGCACCAATCGATGGGGGCGCAAATGCGAATAATGTAGCAAGCTTAAATTCGCCAATAAATACTCCTCCGATAGCAGCACTTCCAAAAGATTCTACTATTGATACTCGTCCTACACCAAACGCGATTACTCCAAAAACAATATGTGAAGGTGTTTCGTTGTCTGGAGGAAGTATCAATTATGAATTACAGTTATCATCAAACTTTAAACTTAAACATTTAACCACCGAAGCATATTTTCATCATCAGATTCCTTTGGGAGGACAGCAAGGTAAAACTGCTGAAGAGCTTATTTGTAATTTAAAAGCGTTGGCTGAAAATATTCTAGAGCCGTTGCTGAAACAATATCCAGGATTTCGAATCAATTCTGCATTTAGAACAGAACAAAAGCAGTCTGCTCAATCACAACATTCTGCAGGGCAAGCAGCAGATATTCAATGGCCGAAGCATTCTACTAAACAATTGTATGAAAAGGCTGTATGGGTGAAGGCTAATCTTCCTTATGATCAAATGATTTTCGAATATGGAAATGCAGCTTGGATTCATTTGAGTTTTAATCGTAACGGTAATCGCGATTCGTCAGTTCCTAATAAAGTTTGTTCATATCATCCTGAGGGGTGGCCAATAACAGACGCACGTGTAGGAGCGACAACGACTTTGGTACTTGGTGGATTGTATGCGAAAGGATTGATATTATTGGCTCATAGGGAGAACGATAAGCCTGCTGCTGGGGGCATTATCTTTACATAATCTATGGGGTTTGCTGCACGATTAGGAGATGTGTGTACGGGGCATGATTGTTTTCCGCCTCGACCATCAATTACAGCTTCGTTAGACACGTTTATTGATGGTATTCCTGCGTTGCGAATGGGTGATAAATATGACGTGCATTGTTGTCTCAACAACTGTCACAACGGAGTTGTTATCGGGGGGGATTTCACAACCTTTATCAATGGTTTGCCAGCAGCACGGGTTGGTGATCCTATAGAATGTGGATCTTTCATTGCTACGGGGTCATTTAGCACGTTTATAGGATAATATGTTTGGTATTATTGGCAACATCACTAAACTATTTAGGGGAAGCACACCTTTCTCTGTTCCTAATATTCCCGGCTTGAATGGTGTCATTGGTCTTGCCACCTCAGGTGTTAATGCGGTAGCACATGCTGCTATTTCGCAGTTAACATCAAACATTCGATCAGCGTTGTTCGCAAATCCGATGATTCAGGCCATTACCGGTCTTTCCGATTCAGTCAGCATACTCCAGAACAAATTAACACAGATCGCATCAGGAGCTGAAATCAATAGTCTTATTTCTAGTGGAGATGCAACGACCTTTTTGTCTGGTGCAGGATTTGGCGATCTTGCTGCTAGTATGGCGGGGTTTACAGCACATACGAATCGTCTTTCTGGTGTTTTGCAAGGACAGGGAATAACCCTTCCTGGACTTGAACAAATAATTGGTGTTGGTAAAATGATGAATAATATGGCAAATCTTATTGATGGGGGAAGGGGATGTTTAAATATTATTGGTGCAGCAACAGGATTGTTTTCACAAAATCAATTTGATGAATTAACAGAAACAATTGATTCAACGATTAGGCGTATAAATAATGGGCTCATAGAAATTAATGAAATCGCCACAGTGCTGATAAATATAAAAGATTTAATTTCTAACATTATTGATAAAGATCAAAATTTTTTTGGTCAAGTGGTGGATCAACTCAAAAACGCAGCATTTGGATTTGCTTTGCAGACCGCAATGCAAGATCCTTGTGCTAAGTTTATTTTAGAACGAGTCGGATTGCCTAACTTTATGAGAAAATTACAATTACCAATCGGCATAGGGCTCGGCGTCGCCAGTAAACTGGGCATCCCAGGACTGAGCAGCATCCCAGGACTGAGCAGCATCCCAGGACTGAGCAGTATAGCTGGTGGACTGAGCGCTATAGGTTCCTTTTTGGGATTTGGTGGCAGAATGGGTGGTAGACGATAATAAACTATGGCTATCTATAAAGATCTGGATCTCAATTTTCGCATTCATCCCATCAAGAAGGATGTGACAACCCTACAAGATGGTAATGCTATTGTGCGATCTATTTACAATTTGATCATGACAAATCATTATGAGCGCCCATTTCGCCCAGAGTTGGGATCCAATATTCGGCAGATGCTCTTTGAGAATGTTGATGCGTCAACTGCTCGTTCTATCGAGCGATTTATTGATGAGACTGTTGGAAACTTTGAACCTCGTGCTACCATTCGGCGTGTGGATGTGCTTCCTAAAGAAGATCTCCATGCGTATGAAGTGCGACTTGAGTTTTTTATCGACATTCAACCCACACCTTTCATCACATCCTTTTTGCTTGAACGAATACGATAGTTGAGGAATTATGCCAGAAAAAGAAAAACTACAAATTACTGAACTCGACTTTGAAAATATCAAGATTAATCTCAAGGATTTTCTACGCAATCAGACGGCTTTTAAAGATTATGATTTCGATGGATCTGGATTGTCGGTGTTAATCGATCTGTTAGCATACAACAC